TGCATTTTTAGAAGAAATTCGTGGGACCGAAAACCCACGTCAAATGTTGTCTAACCAACAAAGACGTGGGTATGCCCCCCACGCGGGCATGTGCTCAACCGAGCGATGTGGCCAAAAAGACCTCGGGAACGTTGACAAAACCAAAAACGTTATAGTCTGTACCAGCTGCCACAGATAGCAATAGATCAGATGAACCCGCTGCATTTGTGCAACCAAACCAAGCCATAGTATCAAGGCTATTTGGATTATAATCAACCGTAGTGTTCTGGGCTGCAGTGTACATAGCAGACATATTTCCAGGATGCATCCTCCACATAGAATACATGGGAAAAACGCCAGATGTAACACCGTTATTGCTCTGCAATGAAGCTGCAGATCCACCAAGTATAGAGCCCAAAAAACTACGCAGCGAGTTAGCTCTCGAAGCCCCAGCAGTTGAAAGTTGCAAACCAAGTCCGCTACCAGCAGTACCAGAGGCTCTGCCCAAAGTCGAAAAGTAGGAACCAACTCCCCTGTAGCTATCTGTTGTCATGGCCTTCCAAACCATGGCCCCTCGGTGCCCCACAAAACACGCAGTTAAGTAAGCAATAGGTGTCGTGACCGTGTAGTTAGTACTTAAAGTACCAAGCTCACCAGTCCCACCAGTATTGCTATCGTTAAACTGAAATGCCTTGTTATGGAAAGTGGTAGGAAACCTCGGAAACGTGTACCAAACATAAGACGGTCCAGTGGTCGTAAAATTGACAGCCCGATGAAAATAAGTTCTGTGCAACAAAGATCGAAGTGAAGGCACCGCCTCCCCAGAATACAGTGCAGACAAATGGTCACAATCAGCAACAATAGGAATTGTGTCTTCCTCAACCGTTCCATCAGGCGCCTCAAGGCCCTGGGCAACGAAGTTGTTATAAGAAATATTGGACAATCCCTTAGTTGCGGTGATCCCAAAAGTACCTGACGCCAAATCTGGGTTTGGACAACCGAACTTCATATCCTCAAACCAAGTAGAACACACCAAAGTAGCATTGGCTGTGGCATCTCCACACTGTAACTCATTAAGCACAGTAATGTAGATTACACCATTGCAACACGACCTTAACGTGAAGTTCGTCAATGAGGCTGATGTAGCTCGGTTCCCCCACAAAGTGTATGTGTTGACCAACGCTGGGGTATTTGCTGTAGAAGGATAGTTGTTAACACCCAACATACCAGTGGGAGCCATAAAAGGCACACGGAATACTATCTCATCAGCCGTAGCTAGATCCAAAATATCTGTGATCTGAGACGTGGTGCTCTGCGTGGAATAAGCTGGCGATGGGTCCCAGGCAATAGCCAAACGGCCCCTATGAAACTGACTGGCAACAACCCGAACTCGCAAACAAAATGTTCCCCTCCAATAGCGGAACAATTGAGCTGCGTAAGTAGCCGGAGTCATCTGCCGACGAATACATTGGGCGCTAGGGGTAGCTGTATTAGCAACCACCTGCGCAACACTATAATGCGGCGTAACAGGAGCTGTCAAAAGGGCAGTAGCTGGAGCATCAGTCACATTCCACGTTATCGTGTCAAAAATAGCTTCACGCTTACAAAATGTATCAACCATCAAATCATCAGCAGGCAAACACCCAACAGTCCTCGGATCCACAGTAACCTCATTCTTGGGGTCCATTGCCACCACGTCATCCTGAAAGCTAGTTAGTGGATTAGGGTTCAAAAAGCTTGTCTTCGGCACAACACCTGGTACACCAGTGATAACCGGGGGATTAGACCAACCAAACAAACGTAGAACCTTAGAGACACACGTAGCCGCAAATGAGGCTGCCATAGCATATGGTCCAATAACAGGTATCGGTGATAGCTTGGCTGCAGAATCCGCAACAGCTGACGCAACCTGGCTGGGCTTCATAACATCCCCAAACTCATCTCTAAACTGCACCGTCAATTGTGTTGGGCCCCATAATTCAACATTCTCGGCCCACATATAAACAGAAACAGTGACCGGTGAAGCATTAGCAGCAGCGGTAGAGGTCAAACTAACAACATTCTGTATGTGCAATGTCCCCATCTCCTTCAATGCTTGATCTGAAACTTGCCCAGAACCGACAATGTCAGTAAGAGGTATAGCATCCCGATAATATATGAAAGGCAAAGTCATCTCACCTCCCGCATTGGTTTGAGGAAGAACATGAAAATTCATCCTCTGGGATCTAGCCATCAATGATAGGGCATCAGCAAAAAGAGCCCCTGGCGTAGAACCTCCAGGGAAAACCGTACCACCAGATATATCGCCAGAGATCTGTCCTCCAGAAAAGAAAGGATTTGTCGTATTAGTCCAAGCTGTCGGGTCCGAATCATATAGCGGCCTATATGACACCATGGCATCACCATACCGAAAGGGCGAACCGTTAACCACAACCTTGATCTTCAAATCAGCCCTAAGGCGGGAGAACCCTGAAATCTTGCTTTTAATAACCGAGTTAGTAAAGTAAGAATACCACGGAAAATAAACACGCGCAGGAAAGGCTGTATTCTCACTCCAACTAATCTGTTCAAGCAAAACGGGCCTGGAAAACCAGTCCTTGTAAGCTCCTCTATCCGTCATGGCCACAGTCGGGTCAGCAAAACCAGTGTGTCCCACAATTTCTCCTTTATCATCCTCCATAAACCTATATAAGGTTTGATCTGTATTTGTTTTGGCGAGTGATTCTTCAAGAGCACGCGACACTCATGCGCACTCCGGAAAATGTGTGTTTGCTAGATCAAACGCGCCCCTAAATAGGGGTATCAGTCCAAAAAGAACTGTTAATCTCTCAATGTACAATCCATCATCTTTAATATATACACATAATAAAATACAACAAGATGGGTAACTATTATACACGGTAGGGTTTTGGTTCACGACCTACCCTCAAAGGCCGTTAAAAAGAAAAGCTCATGCCAAGAGCTTACGCCAGAGCGTCTGGCGCGAGACCTTAGCTAGTCTCTTCTCCAACAACAACTCATAGGTGGGTAACCCACCCTTGAGCTGGAGCCAATGCTCCAGCCCATGTAACCTGGCGCACTCCACAGCTAAGGCCCTGTGCTCATCAAAGAACACACGACCATGCTGGAAAGCCTCCAGGACAGAATTCAAGAGCACAGACGATAAACGATCTGACTCCTGAACCTTCCCACTATGACTCCCGATGATTAGCATCTTGTGTATAGACGCAACATCAAGGGGAGCCAACCAAAAACCATGCTCACTGAGCACAAAACCCCTCTTGAGAAATGAGATCTCGTGCTCCTCACAAAAAGGGGGCGCGGCATCACCTGACTTCTTTGCATCAGTGTAAGTGATACCCGCCTGAGCCAAAGCCAAAGTAACTGTCACCTGATTGAAAGTCGACTGATACTTCGGAGACACAGCCACCATGTTATCGTCTCCATAGGTCAATACCCGCACATTTGCAGCAAAATCATCTAAATTCCCAAAGATCACAAGCCACGCGTAGCGAATATACACCGAATTGACAACGCTATTGATGTTCACAGTCAACCCGTGCCCCGAAGGATTAGAACCATTCAACAACAACAAGTCACCAAAAAAGTTCACGAATGGATAGCAACACTCAGTTGCTAATACACCCATGATCTTCAATGAAACACTCGAAAAATTCCCCGAAGCTCTCGCAAGATCTATAAAAATCTTCCAAGCACCCATCATCACCTCAGATCCCATATTCTGGTCATAATTGGAATAATCACCACAAAATATTTTCCAGCCAGGCTGGAACATGTAGTCATGTATATCATCCCAATCAGGCCCAGTGGCATCCATACCTATAGCTGCTTCCGAAACAAAGTTAAAACTCTGAAATAATGATATCAGCGTCAAAAAATACTTTCGCAACAAAAACAGCCCTTCGATACAAATAGCCTGAAAAACTCGAATCTTTCCCAAAGCCAATTTCTTTTGCGAAATAGGCTCATCCTTCAATGAAGAATTGAAAATAAAACCGGGTCTTTCACCTCTAGACATCTGATCTTCAGCTCTGTCAATCCTAATCTGCAATTGCGGTGTCAAGGCAAAAGTGCCATGAGGAAAACCTTCACGAGACACAGGGCGCAATATCCTATGCTTAGGAACATTGTGCGGAAAACCCGCACCAGTATCAAATTCCATAGCATTAATAAAATTGTTCCCTGGCGCCCCATACAAATTCGTGTCTGTATCAATAACTCGCAACTTTCTCAATTCCGAAGGAGGCATCGTCTTGACCAACCGTTCCCGGTAATGATCCAACGCTACCTTCAACAGCAAAGGTTGCAAATTATCTTTCTGCTTGGTAGCATTCAATAAAAAGTTTCTCTTAGGTAACCATAAAGGACAATGATCCTTCCCAGTGACCGGTCGAACCTTATCAGTTGAATAACCATGTTCTCTCCAAAAAGGCGCAAAAGCATTTTCAGCCACCTTGCTAGCAAAACTATTGAGAGGTATATTCACCAATCTTCCCAAAGGAAGTATACTTGATCCTATCGCATCCCACATGCCCTCGAAATTGAGTGGGCATTTGCTATGCACAGCATCACTCACCTCGATAGTCTTTCCATCTAGCTTCTCCAAATTCACAGGTCCCTGTACCACACATGTTGGTCCAGCTAACTCCTTCATCTTCTTCAGCCACGCTATGGGAGGGACAATTCCGAATTTCTCGCTCTCGTCGCCTCCAACACCAATATGGAAACCAACAATAGTTGTCCTTCCCTTCTCGGCAATGAAAATTGGACTACCGCAATCACCCACGTGGGTTTTCACAGCAGACTTATACACAAAGAAGTCGTACAGCGTACTCGGAGACAAACCGTTCAAGTCAGTAATGGCCTCTAATCTAGAGAAGGGCTTATGTATGGCAGCTCCGGTTGGAACTGTCACAAAACCGTCCTCCTCTCGGATTAGACCAATCTCGGAATCAAAAGGCTTCCCTCTAGGCATTGAAGACAAAAAAGGTAACAAATCCGGACCAGGGGGAGTAGGCAGACGCAGCATAGCAAAGTCGTTATCTGGACAAGAATGCAAATCATGCCTAGTAACCTTGCAAAGGGCCGAACCAAAGATCTTCTGTTTGAAAGCAGAAGATCTTGTAAGATGCAACATTGCCCATCCACCATTCTTATCGAACTCACGATTCAATGTCACTTCAGTGTAATGTCTTGGTAGTAACCAGTACTGACCGAAGATATTCACTGACTTAATACTGACTTCCTGCCCCGGAATGGATATGGCAGCGGTACTATTCTCCAACATCTTTCTGAAATTGTCTGGAGAAGTAGTCACACTAGGTCCGTTCAAAAAAACCGGAAAAGTGGGTGTTTTGCTCTGCTTCCAAGGGTTGTCAATATTCACACCAGGGGCCTCAGGGGGAGATCCAGTCTCAACCCCATCCAACCATTGTGGAACCAACCCGTTGTTCAAAGTTTTGCAAGCCCAATGCATGAAAACAGCAGCAGTAACAATAGCAAGTATTGCGGTGATTATCTTACGATTATCATACACAACACGCCTTGATTGCACGTACCACAGGTTCAACCTGGCAGCAGTCCTCTGCATTCCCATCAGCCAGAAAATATCCACCATAGTACTCTGATCAGCCAAAGGCTCGAACATACGAAACAACCAAGATGTCCAACGATAGTCTGGATCCGATTGCAAATACATAGTGCTAGTCATACCAGCTGTACCCTCAAAAGCCAAAACCAAGAACCAATTCGTCAAATAACGCAAAGGGTGGGTCATAAAATTGAACAGCAGGTACGTGCTATATATAGGTACTACCATCACTTGCCAAAGAGCCCCAAAAAGAATGCCATAAAATAATCGTCGTGCAATGAACTCTGGCGCCACAAAAACACGAGGCGCGCAAGAGCAAAAGGGCTGCAACAACTTGCAAGTATCACAACACTTGCTAGAATTGATGACATTCGAAAAATTATCATTTGCCATCTGTTCCCGAAAATGTGTCGTCGCAGTAGTATTAAACCACGCCAAAAATGCAGCAGTGGAAAGATTCTCGTGCACAGTTTCATAGCGAACTCCGTTCCCATTAGCCAAAAGGAGAACTTTGTCCACACTGAAAGTCCACAAATCAAACTTACCTGCAGCGGCTGTCGAGTTCAATGATCCATCAGAATGAGCAAACTCAGCCTTCACAACTGGTGTCACAACATAAGGAAAGCGCCGTAAAACAGCTCCAGGGGAACGCACAGCATGAGGCGCATTCAAATCGCGATTGTTCGAATTAGCAATCACAATTTGGGGGGCCACATATCGCTTCCCTTTCTCATCAACCCCAGCCATATTCGGAAAAAATGCAGCATTATTCACTACTTGGATGATCTCATTGATCTCTAAAGCAAAATCTGGACATTTTGGGTTTGTCTGACCCAAATCATCATAAATTATGCCCCAGTAACTGTTCATGTAGCAAGACCAATATTCTTCCTTCAAAGTCCGTGTATACACACCGTTATCTTGTAAAGTAAGTCCATTACCAGCAAGAGTGTTCTTGGGATTAAGCACTTTAAATTGGGCCATCAATAAACTAGTTATAGACGATTTACCAATCTTAGGTGCACCTACCATCAATAACGTAAAAGGTGCGCTACGATTAGAACAAGAACGTGCCATAGTCGAAATCTCAACGGCTAAAGCCCGCAATTGAATCAACCCACTCGTGAAAGGGGGACGCAAAGCGGCCTTAACCTTCGGACGCAGGGCCTCACCCCGCAAAATCGTCTCATGTATCCTACCTTCAATCGATTGCATATTGTCAGGCAGAGTAGCTTGAATTGGAACCAACTTCACTTCACCAACGAGTTTCTCAACATCCTCTAAGAATTTTGTAACTTCGGTGTCATTCCTCAAAAAAACAAGAGGATCACGCGTCACATAAAATTCTGAAGCACAAGAAGCTAAAATTCCTATTTGATCCATGACGTTGGAACCCAAATTCATCAACATCTCGCCAGAGCTCTTAGCCCAATGGGTTTCCCACACAGCTAAGTGATCCCAATCGAATTTCCCATCTTTGAAAACAAACAAAATATGCCAAATCAACGAAATGAGTTTCATCCCTGCCCGTATGGACGAGGAATTAAAAGCACCTTTCAATAGTAAATTCAAACCTGACATTGTATCGCCCAGCCCCTGAGGCTGGATGTGCGTACTTTCGCTTTTCTCAAAATGATCCAAAGCAATAGCAGCGGCTTGCACTCGGCAATCCGTCAAATTCATCTCATCATTACCCTGATACTCAAATGTTTTACCGAGCACAGTGAATGAAACAAAAAATGACGGTTTATGGGGAGGTCCTGTACGGACCACCTCAAAATCGCCGCGCTGCACAACACTGTGCCCACGCTTTGCCAAAAACTCATTCAATTTCGAATACGGGTTCTTCTCATCAACACCCTGGGGAGTAAATTCCTCAGGCATGCACCCTATATATTCATGCAATTCCTCACGAAGCAAAACGTTCCAAAAACGATCTCTCTCAATTTCTACGCCAAGATACGTATCACTCATAACACGTTTACGCTCACCTGTCAAAGGGTTGCGCATGGTGATGGAGTATATACCATTCACATCATTGACAAAACCATAGTCCCTGTCAGAGATCTCAAAGCCACGCCTGCGCAAAACAGAAAAAACGCTCTCCTTACGCTCCGTCAACCATTCCCGCAAATTCTCACGGTCTGGAGGTGTGGACCCCACAGGTTCACAATCTCCTTCGACATCCCGAGGAGGTTCGAAGAAAATAGGAGCCTCCGAATCTTGGGCCTTGACATAATCTGAAACAACTTTTGTCTTTTGCAAACAGTCGAAAAAATCTCGAAATCTGTCACCAAGACCCATGTCAGCGGCTATATCATCAACACGATCCAACCACCGCAAAGTGATCACAACTCTCTCAACATTGGTCCTGCACTTGCGGAAATCCCACAAGAACCAGACAAACTCCTTCACAAATCTACTAGCAGGTGTTGCTTTCATCCCAAACAACCTCTCAACGCCTTGCACTTGAATTCCGTCATTACGGGTATCCATGGGCAAACGCTGAGCCAAAGCCAACCACGCATCTTCAAAACTATGGCGCGATCGACCTTTGACAACAAACCTCCCTCCGGAAGCGCTGCCAATACATACTCGAATCTCAAAACCAATGTCAAGTAAACGCTCAGTATAGCCCACCTCACGTCCAGGATACAACTGTCGAATCACCTTCAGCCACCAATCAGAATGCATGCAACGCTTTGATGACCACTGAGGATGAATCAATCCACCATCATGAGGCTTACGGTAAAACCATAACCACAAGAACAAGAGAAAAACTGCAAATATTGCAGGCACCATATAAGAGCAGTCAGGTCGATCAAAACCAGACATACTCTTGTGAAAAACCAGAGCCATAAGCTCCATCATTGTAGATCCCATGATAAAATCCTCTATTTCATGGTACCTTAACTTGTCAACCAAAGTGTATTCATCATGAGAATCATAATGAAAGATGTAATTCACACTTGGAATCTTGCTGAGCCCACCTGGCTCCAACTTCACAATCCGCACCAACTCGAATCCATCTCCTCCACAGACTTTTGACACGGCCAAACCGTGCTGAGTCCAGGTCCCGTTCTCGCCTATTGAGAACGATTGCCTGGGGACGAAGCTGAGCTCCGCACTCCCACCGACGAGCATTTTTTGTGCTCCCGGCGACTCCATAGCGACCAGCGCTACTTCCACCAAAAACAACATAGTGACTACGTTGAAACCCTGAATGAGCGGTTTTTTGGTCATAAATGACCCTTTGGACACTGGCATATAGCGTGCGACGTTCATCAACCTGACTCTGCAGGTCATGTGTAAGGCACTTTTCTGATCCAGGAGTTGTTCGTTGACCCCCCAACACTAGCATCATGTGTGGCATGTGCACCATCTCCTTGACCTACTCAAGAAGCAAAATAATCTACCGAATCCTACCAAAGAAACGTATTCGCGCAAAAGAGGTCCTTCCTCAATATAGCGTCAATTTCCAGGTAAATCAGGTAGTCTCCCAGTCCAAAACTGGTACTAAGCTAGGGATGAAGCCCTAGCACTGTAAGGTGATTTTTATTTGAAAAATAAAAGTCGTTAGCTATTGTACGACGAGCATTACTACAACAAGAATAAAATGATCCTATAATATCGGGGTTACCGCATCAGATCACAAATCATTGTGTAGACTTAATATCAGCTCAAATCTTATATGGACAAAACTACTGTCCCACTTGACTAGCTAAGCCAAGGGAGGTCTTTTCTTAAAGACCCCAAAACGTTCCATAGACTTTCGTCAGAAAGGAAAGTTCCGTTTAGAAACAGACAGCGTAAAAACGCCGTCCCTGAAACATCATCTCAATCACAACCAAAATTAATGATTGTGGAGAATATCTGAATCAGGGACGGCGGCATAAAC